ACCGCAATCTAGAAATTGAAATCCTGCGCTGGGCTGAGGCCCGTCAGATCATCCCCAACTCCTCTACAGAGAAGCAACTCCTCAAGTGCGTAGAGGAACTCGGAGAGCTTGTGGGGGCCACTCTGAAAGGAAACAGAGAGGCCCAGATTGATGGCTTTGGAGATGTCCTGGTGACTCTGATTCTGGCGGCTGACCTGGCGGGGTTGGATCTTGTCTCGTGCCTGCAGAGGGCTTATGAGGAGATCAAAGACCGCAAGGGTACGCTGACCAAAGACGGGATCTTTGTGAGGGAAGCATGAACCTACGACAAGCCGCGCATCGGGCCTTGAAAGCAATGGAAGATGGCGAGGATAGGGCGGACATGATTGAGTTTTCTGACGCTCTTATCGCCCTCCGCGCAGCCCTTGCCGAGCCTGAGTGCAAGTGCACTATGGCGCAAAAGATGGTGGGCGATGGATGTGCTGTGTGCAATCCTGAAAGGGCCAAAGACCTTGCCAAGCCTGAGCAGGATCCGGTTATTTGGGCCGATCTCAATGAGGATGGCGAAGTAATTCGATTTCGGTATTACAGCGACGGCAACCCAAATGAGGTTGCGTTGTATGAAGCGCGCACGGCATAGGAGAGCAGCAGTGAAGATTGGCGAATGGTTTGTCACTCTGTGGGCGATGTGCTTTCTGGCGGTGATCTTTCTAGGGCCATTCGTCACCATTGGGTTGATGATTAAATTTATCCTCCAATGAAAGCACTTGTCCTGGCTCATGCCTACCTCATGGGGGCAACCATTCGCACCCCTCAAGAGAACCGATCTCCAACAAAAGAAGAAGTTTTAAGAGCAATCCGTGAAGAACTCAATCAGCAGACAACAAATCGTAGACCTGCTCATCGAGCTTGGACCTATGACCATGCGAGAAATCGCGGCCGAATTGAAGATTGACTTAGACCGTATCAGGAGCTTTGTAGGCTCCACACGCCAAAAGAAACCAGGCGTGATATACATCCATTCCTACCGCAGAGATGAAGAGCTTGGAAGGCTCTACCCAAGGGCTGTGTGGGCCGCAGGAAACCTTCCAGATGCTAAAAGACCACCTAAGTTGGGGCATCCGGAATACAACCGCAGAGCGCGTAAGAAGAGGAAACAAGCAGTCGCTTCGATCTTCCATCTTCATCTCAAGTACGAAAACAATCAGGCCAAACTCAACCTAAGTAAGACCTTCAATGCTCCCGATGTACACCTGGGATAAAGACAGGGAACTCTGTAAAAAGTGCGCCCACTACAGACCCATCGAAGACAACCCTAAATACAACTCGGGAGTCATCGTGATGTGCTGTGACGCAAACCCAGCCAGGGGTAGGCGAGGTATAGGGAGTTGTATTGACAACCGCACTAGAGGCCCGTGTGGGCCTTTGGGGTCGATGTTCAAGCCTAGTTCGTTCGCCGGTCTTTGATCTTTTCCAAGATCCGCATGGCCTCGTCCTCAGAGACTGGCATTGCCTCGTTGAAAAGCTCACCGTTGTCGGCCAGGTTCATGAGCTGAAGAATCAACTCCTCCAGCTCCTCTTGGGTGCCTTCAAACTCATCAAAGCACCCAGGAGCGAACTCAATCGTGTATCTAGTCGGCATACAGCTTCCCCCGGAAATAAGCATTGCCATCATCTCTCACGGCGCAGAACTCAGGATGGAGAAGAACACCGTTCCTCCAGGTCAGAACCGCAAACCCTGACTGCCAATTTAACCCAGGCTTTCCGAGGCGATAGTCGAACTCCTTTTGATCGTTATCGGCCAGCATTCCTGTTTTGATGCCGTAATGAGTCCCCTTAAACCCTCTGTGCGCTTTCGTGCCTAGCTCATGGGTATGGCCGGTCACTGTATGACAGCCTCCCTTTAATACATCATTCCAGCCCGAATGGACCCCAGAATGCCAATCGTGAAGGATCACCATGTCCTCGTTGACATCAATCCGATCTGAGTCGGACCACTTCGGGAGATGGTCTCTGAGGGTAAACCCTCCAATGCCTTCGTATTCGGGCACTTGAGCGGAGAGGCGAGATTCAAACCGAGCGCAGTGGTTCCCATAAGTTCTGAACAGATGAGTCCCCGGTTGGATCGCCTGCTCAATGTCTGTGGTCCTTTGAATCACCGCATCAAGTTCATCCTTGACGCTTGGGGGTTTCTTCCATCGGATTCGGGGATGCCTGCTGATTGATCCACCGTCCAAAATATCCCCGTTCAGGACCACAGCCTTGACCTCAGAGCCTAGATCGACAATGAGGTTACACAGGGCTTTATGGGCCATCGGGATCACTTCTGGGGTGTAGTGAGCATCAGAACCAACCAGCACAACCCCATCGTGGATCTCAAGCCGGTTGACATCCCGGCGGGCGGACATAATGGCTCGCGTGATGGCGGGGTCGTGCTTGACGGCCTTTGGACTGTTTGAGACCAAAGCAATCCCGTATCGGGCTTCGATTGCATCCCGCCGAGCGTAGATGCCTCGAATACTAAGCCCTAGTTGCTCGGACATCCGAGCGGGCGAGCCGCCTGCAGCGTGCCATGCGGATATAAAAGCCTCATCCCGCTTTTTGCTCGGGTGCCCCATGTAAAACTCCGTACAAGACTGTTTCAAGGACATTGATGACCGAATGCTCAACAGCATCAAGATTCGGTTCTGCGCCCCGGTCTTGTGCGGCAGCGATCAATTCGTGGAGGAAAACATGGAGCACTTCGTGGAGTGCTGTCTGTGAGAGGGACTTGTCGTTTATCGGCGTTGCGCCGAAATCCCCCAAGCGGTAAGTCGCCAGCTTTGCATCATCGTTGAACTCGATGGATGCCATCGCGTCTTTGGCCTGTTTATGGCCTGGCTCTATTCGCCATCGGTGCAGGCCGAGAAGATCCTGCCATTGCTTGACGAAATCATCAAACTGCTCTGCCTGGACTGCGGTAGGAACATTCTGATGTTTCGCCATACTCTATAGGCTTGAGAGGAAAAGCTCTCTTTCTGCCTTCCTGCGTTTAACGAGTCCCGTTAATACCTTCCCGCCGCCCTTCGTCCAATCCATGAGGTGATCGGCAGCGGCCTCCCACTCTCCTCGGTTCGCCTTGATGCGAATCTGAGAGCGCATTAGAGCGCCGAGTCCCGCGTTATAAGAAAAAGAGACCAAAGCATCGAATGCGCCTTGATGCTCAGTAACACCGGGAATAAGCCGAAGAACACCGCGTTCAAAAACGCCGATGTCATCTCGGAATAAATCTTCCACTTCTTGCTTGGACCAGACACGGGAGTCCTCCGCTCTCAAAGGGTAGTCGCCCCTCAGTTGGCCTGTGTAGCCCTCTTTACGGACCACAGGAAGCCTGATCTGGTCTTGGTAGAGAACATGGCCGTATCCAATCGTCCAGATCGTTGCTGGACACAAATAGGGCTTGAGTCGGCACCCCTCGAAGTGGTGCATCAACTCAATTCCCTTCTCCGAGGTCTTCACTTCTTATTGAATCCGCGAGATCCGAACCAGTACGCAATGATCCCGGAAAGAAGAACCATCTCTTCCTCGCTGAAGATGATCTCAGAGACACGGAGGAAGTCGTCCAGGCTTCGGATGATGTTGGGGTCTGTGAATGCGTAGTAAGTAATCGCCGCATTGATCGCCAGAAGCTCCAACACAAAGATGTAGGTGATCGTAGGCCTTACAGACCCGATGTAGTTCACCATCCACCGAGAAGCTTTTTCAATGATCTTCTTGTCGTGATCCAGAGCCGCTTGGGTCATCTGGGCCTCGGTCTGCATTGCCACTTGCTCGGTGCGGATCTCCTCAATCCGCTGTTGAGCAGCAAAGCCCTGAGCGGCCATCTGTAGGTCGCGCTCGGCAGAGATCTTCGCCAGATCGCGCTCGTGAGCTTGGTCCGCTTTGTTTTGGAAGAACTCTAAGAGCTTCGGAAGGCCAGAGATTAAAAGGCCACCCAGGGTCGAAAGTAGACTGAGCATCAGATCACCATCGCGTAAATAAAGAGAACCATCCCCACACCTCCAACAGCGATGGAGGCATAGAGAAGCGGCATCATCACTGCAAGAATGGCGGCAGAAGATAGGACGATTGACAACTGGAGCGCCATACCCGCATACGAGAAGAATGGTGACCGGGATTTCGCGGCATCACGAGCAGCCTCTGCAGCCCGAGCCTTCTGAGATATCTCCTCCATGTCGGCTCTTTGCTTTTCTGCTTTTTCTTCACGGCCAGAGGTCTCATAGATGGTCGCCCGTACATTCTTGGCTTGGAACCACGCCCAATAGTTATTCGCCGCAATGGTCCCGTTCAGAACCTTACTCGAGTTGCTGGACCCGTACATCCCGTTTATCGCTAACAGAAGCGCAAAAATCGAGATCGTCAAAGCAGCCCACTGTTTAACATAGGCCTCTCTCTCGGACCTTGAAGCAGTAGGAGAAGGCTTCAGAACCCACATTCACGGGTCTCCTTGCAGTGTCCATATCCCAGGACGGCCATGTATCCCATGCCTCCTAGAGCGGTCACGATGATGATTGCACCGATAGCAGCCTCTACAGCTTCTGCGATTTCTTTCTTTCGCCTGGCTGCGGCTTCCTTCTCTTTCCGGGCGTTGTGAGCGTCATCCCGGTTCATCTGGGCCACACGGATTTGGATGTTCTGCCAGACATCAGCATTTCCGCTTTGGAAAAAGAGCATCTTCAGCTCTTCCTCAAAAGCCTTCTGCTGCATCAGCTCCAGCTCAACCTGAACCGCAGCTCCCATGTTGGAGCCGCCTTGCTTCTTGGCTTGATTGACCGCCTTCGTGCACTCGTGTTTTGCATCGAAATATTTCCCCAAAAGGGGGCCAAGAGACCGCACATCATCTACGGTCTTAGAGGCCTTCTTGATGAGGCTGACCGCTGACGATACAGCGGCCATTGCGGTCAACGGATCAATCACAACTTGAATGCTACAGAGAGCAACAGAATGATGATCGCGCCAGCACTCCCTATGAGGATCTGCTCTAGCCTTTTGAGTCGAGCATTGATACCAAGATAGCGTTCAGCGCAGACAGCCTCGTGTGTGCTCAAACGGGATTCCACTTCGCTCACCATTTCTCACCTCAAACAATGGTAGGCCCAGACGATACGCCGGTGATTATCTCAATGGCGCTTCCAGCATCAGGGATTTCGATCTCAATCGTGGGAAGAATCTCGCCGTGTGTATGGTCCACACACAGAACCCACTTGGTCTGAGACTGGCTCCAAGACCAGCAATGCCCCTCCACAGGATCAGGCATCACAGGTCTTACAACCCATCCAGGAGGACTCCACCATACGAGTTCTTCCCCAGGACCAGGAGTAGGGGCAACAGGAACTTCAACCCATCCATCTGTGCCATCAGTCTCTGGCTTTGGAATTGACCCTAGCTTGCTATAGAGCTTCATGTGTTAATCCTTACTGGTCAGGGAACGGTGCGGCGGGCGGCGTGAAGTTGGCGGTGTAGCGGGCGTAACCTTTGGTGATCCGCAGGTCGTCTATGTAGCCGTTGAGTGCCAAACCAGCAGAGTCTGCACGACCGCCAACATAACCAAGCGCGGTTGTGTCATCGCTAAACGATGAGTTTGTAGCCGAACCGCCTGCCACACCGTTTACATAGATAGTGATGGTTGATCCACTACGCACCACGGCGAAGTGAGTCCATGTTGTTGCAGCAATCGCAGTTGTTCCGGTAACCGTTACCGTTCCGCTTCCGCCATAGAACTCAAGAACATTGTTTGTTTTGGTATACAGCGTCCATCCCGGCCCAGTTCCACCTGAACTGAACTGAGAAACAATCGCCCTCACAGAGCCGAGCGCGTTCAAGTACAACCAACCTTCAATGGTGAAGTCGCCACTGCCAATGTACAGCCCTTTGCTGTTAGGCATCGTCAGCCAATCACCCGCCCCATCAAACGCCAGTGACCCACCACCGAACTTGCTCACGCTCGTGCTGATCTGAGCGTTACCCACCGTTTCTAGATCGTTCATCATCGCGTTGTCGATGATGCCGCCGTTGGTGAAGGAAGCAAGGAACTGTGTTCCTGATGTGGCGGTCTGTGGCGTTACGGGATTAGTGGCTGAATCCGCACTACCCTTGACATACTTAAAGCCCGAGATATATCCGGTAAGAGTGCCAGTGCTGTCTACATACTGACCCAACCGCAGTGCCGTATCGGTAAGATTATTTGTGAAAGTCGTGGTTCCTTGCGACACGCCATTTAGGTAAATCGTCAAAGTGCTGCCACTTCTTGTCACCGTAACAAAAGACCAAGAACCCGCTGTAATAGCACCGCTTCCAGTCAAGACAGTTCCGTTTGTGTAAACAGCCAACTGGTTGCTTCCGTTAATGAGCAGCGCAAAACCAGTGGTATTGTTGTTTACGGCTCGTGTGTCGAACAAACAGACCGCAGCCGCAGTAGGCTGATACACCCAAAACTGATAAGTGAAATCACCTGTGCCGGGAGCCTGCGAAGTAAGCGTGGCGGTCAGGTTATCACCCGTGCCATCAAAGTACCCACTCCCGCCAATCGTCCCCGCTGCGTAGGGTGTAGTCGGGTTGAACGGGCTGAAGCGTTGGACGCTCACATCACCGTTGCGCGTGATGGTGAAGTTGTTGCTGCTGTTGTCGATGAAGCGGTTGCTCTGACAGGTCAGCAGCGAGGTGTTGGTGATGGCGGTAAGGGGGGCGGTGCTTGGAATGAAGTTGGCCGTGTAGACCGCCGAACCCTTCACAACCCGCATATTCGACAGGTAGGCATTCGTGTCGTTTGCAATGTCAGGATGCCCACCGATGTATGCGGTGTTGGTTGAGGACATCGTGGTGCTAACTCCAGTAGCTGTAGCACCAAGTTGCGTACCATCAATAAAGAACCGGATATCGTTACTGCTGTCCCGCGTGACGGCAAAGTGATACCAAACGCCGCGTGAGGGCGACCATGTTCTGTCAATAGTTACAGCGCCATTCTGTGCGTACAAGCGCAGCGCAGTTCCCGTGTACCTTACGAGCCATCCTGCCTCCCCCGCAGCAGTGAACTGCGAGATCAGAAAGTTTTGTGTATTGAAGGCATTGAAGTTGACCCATCCCTCTACACAGAACTGACCATCAAAGCGAAGCCCCGCGCTGCTTGGGATGCTCAGGTAATCCCCGCTTCCATCAAAGTAGTTCGACCAGTTCGACCCATAGGGCGTGAATGTCCCCTGCGTGGTGTTGCCGTTGCGGGTGATCGTGAAGTTGTTGGTCGAGGAGTCTAGGAAGGTGTTGTTCTGCGCCCCGTTGGTGCCGTTGCCGTGCAGCAAGAGGGTGACATACTCGAAATACTCATCCACTGCTGCGGCAATCTTGCCCAGCATACCGAAGCCTTTTGCCGCTGCCGCACCAGCTCGCGCAAGAATAGGCATATTTACCTCACTTGAATTGGACTTGAGCGGCAAACACCGTGAATGTGGCAGAGCCAGTCTTCACGATGGTGTAAGAGTACGCATCAATCGAGGATGCATTCCCCGCGGTCGGGGCCGTGCCACCCTGCCATTTTGGAGTCACGCTAGACCCATCAACCTGCACCGCACTGTTGTAGTAAGCCGTTGATCCTTGCGTCACAAGGAAAACAACAGTCATGGACTCACCCGTGTCCATCAGCGCATTAAGACTCGTGCCGCTAGACCCACGGAAGTTGACCGTCCAGTTCGCAGAGGCATTGGAGGTGTAATACAGAACCGACTGGGTCGTGACATCAAAGTTAATCGTGCCCGTTGCGGCAGTGGCCGATACCGTGCAAACCTCTTTTGCGTTCGTGAGCTTCTGAGCGGCAACACTAGAAGAACCAGAGAAGGTTTGAAGAGCCGTGAAGGTGTTTGCCGTGCTCGTTGATAGCATCGAAGCAAACGAAAGAACACCCGACCCATTGGTCACAAGCGCCTGGTTTGCAGTTCCATCAGCGCCCGGAAGCGTCCATTGGATATTCGCAGCAATCGAAGCAGGAGCCGCAAATCCGACATAGTTCGTGCCGTTGTCGGTGTCCTCGTACAGCTTCAGATCAGCCCCGGAAGCAGAAGTGCCCTTTGCGGCCAGAGTGCCAACCGCAGTCATCGAGTCGCCTGCAGCACCGGACTGGAAGTCCTTGAGCTGGGCCATAAGCTCTCGAATGGCATCGTTAATCCCAGAAGGCGCACAACCTTCCGCGATGTTGATTCCATCAATGTCGGTGTTGTCTCCAGCGGTTGTGGAGAATTCTGAGATTTTGGTACGGGGCATGATTTATTCCTTAGTCCAGCAAAGACTTGAGAGACTCGATAAACGGATCGGCGACAGATTGGAACTGACCACCAACCACGCCACTTGTGGCGGGGACAACTTGCTGCTGTCGGCGCATTCTTTCCAAAGCCTCTCGGATCATTCGGATTTCATCACCACTTTGTGCGCGACTCAATAGGATTCGCCCGATCTCATCACGAACAGGCTCAGGAACCGCAGTCCTACGCATTCCAGCAGTCAACATATTCATCAGACTACCGATGTCCATTGACTTCGCGGCTGCAGCAAGATTTACCGTGTCCTGAAGCTGGGAGGCAGCAACATCCTCCATCCGGGCTTCTCTTGATGCGGTCTGAGATCCTCGGCCAGTAGCCTCGATCTCCTTCATCTTGCGCTCTGCGGTGACTCGAGAGACAAACTCACGGTAAGCCCTCTCGCTTGGGAAGATTTCCTTTAGCTTATCTCGCGTATCGGACTCAACCCACATATTGAGCAGCTTGTTCTGTCCTGCTCGGGTTCCAGCCATCATCTTGAGATTCTCTTGAGCACCAACTCGGAAGGACTGAAGCTCAGATTCGCCCATGCGACTAAGCTGATCGCGGATCTGATCTGGAGTGCGGTTAAGCACGGTGCGGCCAAACTCTGCCGCTTCAATCATTCGAGATGGGCCAGCGTAAGCATTACGCGCCTGGGCATAGAGTGATTGGCCTGTATTTGGATCAATAGTGGCCTCATCAAGCTTTGACAAAAGCCGATTCTGAAGACCAACCAAAGACCGGCCAAACGGGGTCATCTGACCACGCTCATTCACCGCTTGCCTACTGGTCAAAAGCTGATCCAAACCTTGCTTTACATAGTTCAGATCAACCATTGAGGCTTCTGAGCCAGGCTCAATCTTCTTTAGTGTGAATGGCCTTTGCTCTGCCTTGGCAATCCTTCCAGCCATGCTGAAAGCACCAAGTTCTTTGGCTGAGTTCAATATCCCGGCAAGATCATCATCTGCATTGACAACCATTCGGTCTACCTGTTGGTAGAAAGGAGCAGATTCGGCAGATCGCCGCTCAATCAATCCCCGAACCGTAGCCCCGAGACCTTCGTCACCAACCCCAAGAGCGCGCCGGGAGGCTTCTTCTATCCTGCCGCCTCGAGTGGCTTGTCTGCTCTGAATAAGGCGTTCTGTGAGGTTCCTAGTGCGGCCAGGAAGGGTCGCCATCGTATCCAAAAGATCACTCAGGTTCTTTCCTGCTGCTTCAGCGATAACAGCCTCATCGCCCAACTTTGAAAGACGGGCTTGGACTTGCTCGGTAGTGGCCCCATCACGGATCATCGCCTGAGCAATGCGCCGCCGAGCATAGTCGGCTGGGGTCGCACTAACGAGATCCTGAATCACGCCAGGAACCATCCCGGCGGCTCGAGTGGCTGCAGTGCTGACAACAGGAGCAACCATCTTACGGGTTTGCTCTACAGCCCCGCCAAGACCGGCACCAGCCACGGCAGACTGAACCATCTCGCCAGGGATGTCGGCCATGCTTGGAGCCTCTCCAGCGCCACCGATGCCACCTGTAACGCCACCGCTAACCACCGCGCCACGGATGCCCTGTCCAGCTGCAGGGAGGATTCGTCCAACAGGAAGAGATGCGGCAGTCTGAAGAAGCATTGACCCAATCGGTTGCTCTTCTTGGTAAGCCTTGATGCCTGCGCGTTGGATGTCTCGAATGCGGCCATAAGACTCACCAAGAGTCTCTCCAGGCCTACGCATAACCGGCGCAGCAATCGCGGAAGTGATTTCCTCTCCAAAACCAAAGGTCGGGCCTTGGAGCGCAGTCATGCCCATCCGAAGGGCTTTCGGCAACTGAGCGCCAGTTACCTGCTCTTCCTTAACCTCTAGCTCTTTAGGAAGCGCCAAATTGCGAGACAGGAAGTAAGCCCTAATCTCATCATCAGAATAACCAGCTGCGCGAGCCTCTTCAAGTTTGCTCATTACCGGCCACCCCCCAAAATGTCATCTAGAGTCCTGCGTAGAGGATTCTGGACACGGCTGATTCTGGCATCTGCTTCTTCTTGAGAGATGCGCCCTCTCAGAGCTTCTCTAGCGATAGCACCGATCTGTTGATCGTACTGATTGATAGCCTTCAATGTGTCAATGATCGTTTGGTTGCCGCCAGGGGTGTTAATCAGGCGAGGCAGAGACCTCTTGAACAAAGCAAGGTCAGCATCCGACATCGTTCCAGAGCCGGGAGGACGCTGTTGAGGAACCAACTGATTAACGATGGCCTCGACTGCTTGAATATCACTCAAGCCCTTTGTTTCAATGCCGAAGTTTCCAGCGATGGCCTTGGCTTGTGTCGCAAGGCCACTTCCTGTGCGCTTCAAAAGCGTATCCAGGCGATCTAGCTGAATGGCTGATCGGGTTGCGTTTTGCCCTTGATTGGCAAGGTCTCGGAATCCTTCAGCGGCAAACTTTTCTGCTTGCTTACCGAATTCTTTTCCTTCAGTAGAAACCTGGACATTGGTTGCACCGGCTTTTCGCAAGGCAACTTGATAGTCAATGAACGATCCCTTGAAGCCCTGCTCAACAGCCTTGTTATATTCTTGAATATCAGATGTTTGTTTCTCAACTTTTGGAATGCCAGCAATCTGGCGCAATCCTTCTGGGCCTTCCTCCAAGACTTGCTCGCCTTCTTTCAGCGTAATTCGCCTCGGAGCGAATGCAGACTGAATTGCTCCAGCTTCTTTCAGAACTTGGCTTCTAGCACCAGGAGTCAATCCTCCAAGCATTCCCTGCAATCGCGTCATATCCAACATCGGAGCGGTCATGCCGACCCCGACCTTTTGGCCCATGATGTCCTCCCCATACATTTCTCGGGGAACAAATGCGCTTTGAATGGCTTGTTGAGCCATCTGCTGCTCTTGACGGGCTTGCTGGCGCTCTGCGAGTTGCTCTTGAAGCATCCGGTCACGGACTGCCTTGTCATAAGCCCCCTGATAAGCCTGCTGACCTGCTTGAACGCCTTGAGCGAGAAGCTGACCAATGCCTCGAGGTTGTGCGGAAGGACCGGACCCAGCAAGGAGAGACAGACCTACATTCAGCAGACCCTGTTGTTGGGCCTGCTGTCGGAGTCGGCGAGCCTCTTCCTCACCAAGCAGTGCAGTGGCGTAACTTGGCTGCTGACCAAAGAGCTGAGAAAAGAGTTCGTTCATTTACGCCCCCAAGAGTCCAGCAATACCACCGGCAATCGCGCCAGGAACACCGAACATGGACCCACCAGCCAACGCTCCTCCAAGAGCACCACCGGCTCGGCTTGAGTAAACCGGCGTTGATGTCACTCGACCTTGAGGAGAACCGTAAACAGCCGCAAGGTACTGATTGAGCTGATTTGAAGGAAGACCCTGCTCAAAATTGAAGCGGTTGATGTCTGCTTGTAGCGCGGCTTGTTGGTAACCCTCTGCCGTCTGACCGGCCTGCATCAGGCGTTCAATGTCGCCGTAATCAGCAGCGGCCAGAGCAGGAGCGGCACCGAGCATCGCCTGTTGGCGAGCGCGTTCTGCTTCGTAGTTCTGGTATGCCAATCGAGATGCTGCATCAGTCAGCGACTGAGCGAATTGGCCTCGGGCACGGTCTTCCATGTTGACCATCGCGCCAGAACCATATCGGCCTGCTTGAGATGCTCGTGACTTCAGTTGTCCAAGCGCATCAAAGTATTGTTGTTGAGCCGCTTGTGCTGCAGGCTGGAAGGCTCCTTGGAAGAAAGGATTGCCCCCGAGGTATTGACCTTGGATCGTTGCCAAAGACTGAGCCTGAGCAGCCGGGAGCAGAGGTGACCCCATCACAGCCCGTTGTTGAGCAGCTTGTAGCGCAGATTGTGTCTGCGTACTGGGGCCGACATAGGTTTGCCCGGGATAGTATTCCGGTTGCTCTGTGGTGTAGAGACGCTTTGCCTCACTTAGACCATATTCCACATACGGCTTGACAGTAGGATCAAGCTGCTGTGTCGTTGTTTGCACTCGCGTAGAGCCGCCCATTTAGACCTCCAATGCCCATGATCTGGGCTTGAATCCAAGTTTCTCAGCCTGTCGTTGCCAACCAGGTCGCCATGACTCAAATGTAAGTCGTCTTGCGTCACCGTGTTCGGCGATGTTCAGGAGATGCTGCCAGCCTTCCTCAAAGAAACCTACCTCTTGCAGATAGGCGCACCACACATGGAGCGAGGACTCTCTGGGTTGCAATACCATGAACCCGACTGGCCTTGCGTCATCCAGTCCAACCCAGAGCATGGACTTCCCGTTATAGCAGTCTGTATAGACATCCTCGGGAATCCATCCCTCCGGGGTCTTCTGAAGAACCTTCAAAAGCCCTGGTCTGACGAATCCCCACCATTGTCTCAGATCATTAGGGGAAATCAAGCGTACATTCATCCCACCACCACATAAGCAAATGTCTTATCGGCTGTCGAATTGGCAAAGTGCGTAATAACCGCACTTCCTTGAGACTGAGAGCTTACATACACATTGGCGATTGAGGCCATTGAGACATAAGTCATCGTGGCGATCACCGAAGGCGTAGCAGGCCTCGTTGGGCTTGTCTGGGCAGGAAGTTGCTCAATCGTGACCTGTGTGGAAGTCGTGGCCCACATGATCTGGATGTAGTCGTTTGCGGCCAGCTCAATGAAGTAATTAAGCGCAGCAATAATATGACCATCCGTCCCGCCGTGGGAGTTTGGGGCCGAGAACTTACTGTTAGACCCTGCTACATCCGTGCCGTTCTTCCTGAACCAAATATCGACATCGTGGATTTGGGTGTCTTTATTGGCAAGCTGAATAGAGAACTGGATGTTGTAGACCCCAGGACTCGTGACATTCAGCCTTGAACTGTTGCTAAGGGTTATCCCGTTAGCGTAGTCCGTGGTGTTATAGGTGACAGCATAAGCCGTTGTCGTTGAGGCCGCTGCCTGGTCTGTGGAGTCTTGGAACGCCCCGTAAGGAACCTTGTCATTAAAGGCGTTTGCCGAGAACGGGATCAGAATGATCTTGGACTCAGGACTGATCCGGGCATCATAAAAAGTGGTGCTGGTGGCCCCGCCAGTGGCGAGCGTTACCGTCCCGGTGTTATTCGATTTCCCATTCATCAGCCCATTGACGATCTCGGCAGTGGCTCGAGGATCGCCTCCGAATGGGGGAAGAACGCGAAACATCAGCGCCGCCCCGCCTGAATGGTGTCCACATCAACCCCAACGGCGGTCGTCCAGTTGCCACTAGGGATTACCTTTAGACGATGATACTTCCCGAAACTTCTCAGGCTGACTCGGTTATCAGAGTCTGCAGCAATAGAGGTGCCATAAGACACAGTGTCGCTAAGAAGATCCCTGGATGCCACAGCAACCGAGGCTGATCCATTGTCAACCTGGGGACGGGCAAGCCTTACAACAGAGTTCTGACCAGCAGCGAAGTCTCCGGTCTCGAATGTCGCCGTGGCAGACGGGCCTGTGAATGTCACAACCTTTGCGCCCTGCACCCCAGCGAATACAAACTTGCCACCAACCCATGCGCGGGAATCAAGCGAGGTCTCAAGCGCATCAATACTTGCTGAATACAGGTCTAGCCCCTCCAAAGTCACGCTAGAGGTCGCTGCAGAAGCGATGTAATTGGCCAGGGTGTCAGCGTATGTCCAGCGCTGAATCTGCCAGTTGTAGACCAGAATCGTGGTCCCTGCGCGGGTGTTTGGATAGCACCAGGAGACCGTCTTTCTGATTGGGTCAACTGCCGTGGACATTTCGTCAACACGAGCCGGGTCTAGATCGTTCCAGAACCACCGATCAATCTTCTCTGCTCCGATAGGCTTTACTGACTGGCCATCGCAGACATAGAACCCGTCATCAGACAGGAAGAAAGTCAAGGGGCCGTACTGAGCAACGGAGCCTGACTCATAACACCCCAAAGAGCGTGAGATGGTGTCGAACTGGAAGAAGAACGGTGCCCCGATATAGGACATCCGAACCACAGACCGCTCAAGCAGAACCACACCGAACTCGCCGCCTGTAATCCCGCGAATGTTCCCGCCGTCAGGAATGTCCTGGTAATCAGACTGAGATGTTGGTCCAGATGTCCAATCCGTCTCGTCATTGATGTCAGACCACTGAACTCGATTCGGATGGCTCGAGATGTTCGTGGCCACCACAAAGTCTCGAACCACAGAGACATAGGAGGCAATCGGAGCAGCCGCAGCGAGATCAGCAAAAGCGGTTGATGTTCCAAGCGTCCAAGCCTGGAGTTTCTCTGCGCCATTCGCGGCAATTACAACCTTGCCGAACTGGGTAAATTTCCAGGGCTGAGTCCCCGTGTATCCGCCAACCTTCGAAACATTGTCCAGCCCAAGATCGGACGAATCAAACTTGAAAAGCTTTGAATTGCCACCGGCGAAGATCGCAGAGGTTGCACCAAACTCTCCAGCATGAACAGAATTAAGATTCTCTGAGGCCGATGTACTGAGATCAACCAAAGTCGGGAACGGGCCGTAACCGACAGTCTGGGCAATCACATTGTTTGCAACTTGAAGAGTCCCGGCTACACCAGGCTGATCTGGCAACCACTCTCCGAAGGTCAGTCTTTGTTCCATTTCAGAGCCTCAATGACCAAGACCCACCGCCAGCGGGAATCGGCGTCCATGTTGTTGGTCCAGCAGACGCAACCGTCCAGGTATCCGAAACCTCTGGGACGATGCTCCACTCCTGCCCCTGCTTGAATCCAATGCAGGAAACGCTAGCAGATGCCAAGATGCTGACAGTGATTGCGTATGTAACACCGGCATTGCAGCCAACCTCTGCCAAAGCAACCACAGAAGCGGCACCATCGGCCACAACGCCACCAAGAGCGGTGAATTCGGCAGAGGCCGTGATCTGCGCTGAACCGTCCTTGATTAGTCCGCCACTGGCTGTGACTGTCGCCTCAGCAGTGATTGCCGCCGCCGCACTCTGTATCAGTGTCCCAGCCGCCGTGACCGAAGCACTTGCGGATATGGAGGCTGCGCCCTCCTGAACCCTCGTAGCAGCAGCGGTAACGCTGGCGCTAGCAGTTACCGATCCATATGCATCCCACCGAGTTACTGATGTTTGATAGAGCGAACTATCAAGCGTCAGCGTGAGGTCGTCTAGACTCGCCTTGAGGTTATCAAGGGAATCTATAGACCACGGCGGGAGAAGGTCGGCCATTAGGTGAGCGTCACAGTGAGCGAGCCAATGGCGATGCGGAATACATCACCAGTTGCAATCGACTTAGACGCATCCAAAGCAGTATGGAACAACAGATTTCCACCGCTTGAAGCATCGCGCAGACCAATGTAGGCCACCGTCCCCCACGAGCCAGTAGCCTGCGGGAACTCCACGGCACCAGAGTTGGAGGTCACACCGTTAGACGGGGAACTAAAGGCCACGCTTTGACGGACATAACCGTTGCCAGAAACCTCAGTTCCGGTATCAGCATCCGTGGGGTCCGTGGTGTATAGCGCCACATACACAGTCGAAGGCGATGTGTACGATGTGTTTCGAAGAACGGCGTTGATAAGCGCGTTCTCAAGGTAGTTGCTGAATTCAGCCATGTTTATCTCCGTGCAAGAGTCATCACCAAAGGCGCTGCAGAGTATTCTCCGCGATCATCGGCAGTCGTCAAAGAGTCGATTGCCCTCTGATACAAAGCGGCCCATGTCGCAAGCCGCTCATCATTCATCAGATAAGGCTCGGCTTCCCCAAGGGACGCATAGATCAAAGCATCTGGGCAGTTCGCCAGGAAAGCATTGGAAGGATTCGCATCACTCAGATAGGTAGGTGCTGCGTAATACAGCATTTCCATCGTGTAGACCCCATCAGGGATCGGCGCGAACTGAAGCTCCGAGGCCAAGATCGTGTACTTCTTCGGCACACCCAAGACCTTGGTTTGGGCATTGCGGAAGAAGATGTTGGGGTTGTAATACTCCATCACCTGATCGGGGCTGGAGTCAATATGGATGTCTCTCAGTTCCAGAAAGTCTGACGGGAGCGAGAGAGTTGCATCATTCCCGGTCGTTGAGGCCGTGACAACCTTCAGCATCTGACGGATGCGAAGCTCCCTGCGAAGGCGATTCTCCGCAAGGGTGATGAAGTCAGGAATCTGAGAGGTCAGATCAGACCGAGCGAGATAGTTCGCTACCGTGGTCTTGAGGTCTGAGTATGTTGCGAGAGCCATCAAATCCTCCCAGGACGGGTTCGGAATGCCCTGTTATCAGGATGGTTCAGCCAGGCCTTGAAACGAGGTTGATCCAGCACATGGAATCCCCGCATGATGCCTTGCTTGTTTAGTTCATCAACTACCGCAAGCGGAATAGACGCTATCTTATTCCCAAGCAGGTCATCTGACCATCGGGCACGCTCATCGTAAGCATTAAATTGCTTTCGATTGGACTCAATGATCCCGGTTACATCTTGAGTGCTTTCGATCACCAGCCCACCGTCATCGGTCTTATGGGCCTTGCGATCTACTACTTTGGCGGTCTTTGAGAATTCGTTGATGTTCATGTGAAAAAGGGGGCTGAGTTGCCCCGGCCCCCTTGGTTACTTGCTACCGAATATTAGCTCAGGTCAGCGATGATGCCGTGGGCGGCTTCGTTGCGAACCTCGAGCGTGTATTCCACGAGCAACTGGGTGCGATCCGAGTCGCCGTTCTTCGCCAGTTCGTTGGTGAAGAAGGGACGCAGATAAGCAACAGCAGCGTACTCGGGGTCCAGCACGAAGGCCACTTCGTTTGCCGAGTTGCCCGAAACCATGAAGCGGTTGGGCACCACGCTCACCGAGCCGAAGTCCGACAGATAGATGTCAGCGGCACCGATGATGGTCGTGGGGGCATCCGA